GTGAACCAATCTTAGCTGTAATGCTCATATGACTAGCCCAGTATGGATGCACATAGTCAGCATGGTAGTGTGTAGCGCCTCCAGTAACATCAATAGAGCTACCTGAGAGCACGTACTGTGCCACTATGGTAGCCTCAAGCATAGCCTTGTCATCCTTAGGGGTATCAGGTAAGCCATCACAGAACCAGCTGTATTGACACTGGTTTCTTATGGGCACCTTTGTATCCCAAGCATGATACTTAGCTTGCTTAACCACACCACAGACTGTGCTAGGATACCTGCTGTCTGCTATGCGATTAATCACGCTATGTGCTACTGCTAACCTACCTACTACAGGCTCACCTCGTGCCTCGTGGTATATGTTAAGTGCCATACACAACACTGCTGCACTAAGCATTCCAGTAGTAGCCCAGCACTAGAGCAATCATTCCTATAAATATCCAACTCTCTGTGTAGTACATGCTATACCCCTTAATATGATAAACTATATGCCGCTGCTTCATCTATCAGGTCATTATCTTCTAACCACTCTAAGCATAAGCGCATAACGCTCTTAGAATCGAGAACTTCAAAGAATTCTATCCTGTCTGCGGCAAACTCTCTACCATCATCACAAATAAATGTAATGTCAATTACTGTGCCACCAGCCCATGTGAACCTATGGTTAGCCAGCTCGTATACTCTATATGTTTTCATAACTAAAAGTCCTCATGTGAGTTAGCTGCTTTAATCTCAGGTGCCTGTGTAGCTACCAAACGGCTAGTATTGCTCTCATAGAACAACCACCCTGCTACACCTGTACGTCCTGTACGTCTACACTTAACTAGTTGCACCTGAGTACAGTTACGTGCATAGTCGTCATCCGTCATTTTATCACGAGAGAGTAGAATAGTATTGAAAGCTATCTGATTGATGCTTCCGCTGCCTTTAAGATCATACTCACCCACATCATGAGCATTCCTAGCATTAGGCTTACGCATATGGCTTACTATGATAATGCTTACACCAGTATTCTTAGCTAGCTTCAAGCACTTATCCATAAAGGCATCAATGACGCCATTGTCATTAGATGTTACAGCTGCCTGTAGCGGATCTAAGATGATAATGTCACAATCGAGACCTTTAACTAGATACTGCATTTTAGCAAACAGCTCATCAGCTTCTAAGGCACCTTGGTGATCTAAGATGTGTAGCTTGTCACTTGATGCTAGCTCATCATACTTCTCATGATACAAATTGTAATCCCTAGAATCCGCAGGTACATCGGCAATATTGACACCCATGTACACAGATAATAGCTTCTCTACTGTCTCACCTACGTCTGCCTCTAAGAACACACAACCAATCTTCTTAGCTGACTCAGCATACATACCATGCACTAGATTATAGACCATGGTACTCTTGCCTATGCTAGTTAAGGCTCCAATCACAGTTACCTCACCTGCTGCTATGCCTCCATTCATCATAGCGTTGAGTGAACCAAAGCTAGCTGGTAGTGGTGTGACTTCTTCAGTACCACGCTTTAGGAACTTGTCCCATACTTCTGCATCACCTAGACTAACGACTCCCTCAGGCTTGAATGCCTTAGAATCCCACCAGCAACGTGTGAACTCACGCACCTTGTTAGCCTTAAGCATGTCGCTAGCGTCTTTAAGAGGTAGTGTGCATACCTTAGCCTTACGTGGTGAGAATAAGCTTACGACCTCAGCTGCTGCCTTAGTGCCTGCCTCGTCTGTGTCGAAACATATAACCACATTGTCAAATGTCTCTAGGTACTCTAGGCTGGCCTTAATGTCCTTCACTGCACTAGCGGCACCAGAGCGTATGCTCACAGCTGGCCACTTACCATCGAACATCTCATTGACTGCCATTGCATCCAGCTCACCTTCTGTGATTGTGATGTACTTCCCTCCAGCTGCGAATGATTGTTGACCAAATAAGCCAGCCTGTGATAGGTCACCAGTCGCATAGAAGTCTTTGGTCGCTACTGATCGCACCTTAGTGCCTACTACCTTGGAGCCCTCTTGGTTATGATATGGGTAGTGATGCTTGCTTATAGCTCCATCAGCACCATGCTCTACTGTTACTCCATAGCGTTTAGCTACATCAGCGCTTATCCTACGGTCTTGTATTGCTGTTATTGTTCCTGTCATCTCTAGTGGCCTTGCTTTTGGTTTGCTTGTGTAGCCTATAGTGCTATTGTCTCCATGTATGTAGTGATTACAGCCCATACAGTAGGCGTGATTGTCACTATAGCGGCTTAGGTTATCCTTGCTCCCACATTCGGGACAAGGTTCATGGCGTACAAAGTGACTCTCTACTCTGTCTTTGGTTAGCATAGCTCTGAGACCTCCTGTAAGCTCGTGTAAGGGCCCTAGCCCACTGGGGAATAGTAAGGCTAGGGGTTAACTTATGGCACCTTAGACAGCTTGTTTAGAAGTCGTCATCATTTGAGCTTGCTAGCTCCAACACACGAATCTTATCCAGATAAGGGCTTACACCATGCACTGGGTGCTCTTGGCCTAGTGTGTACTGTACACGCACCAGTGAGCCTCGTGTGATACGTTCTTTGCATGGCTCACCATCTAAGTCTACTACATCGATAGGGAACTTACTAGCAAACTTTCGCTGTTGACTACCCTCATAGTCTCGCAGCTTAACGCCTGCATCGGTTAATAAGGCTGCATTAGGTGCATCAAGAGTAAGCACTACGGAAAACTTACCTGTGCTTTGACCCTGATACTGCTCATGCTCATCTAAATTTGCAAATGCTACTGAACCTGTTAATACTGACATAATTACTTCCTTTAAGATTATCTATTATGACCCAAATAGGTCTTTTACTATAGTGTCTTAGGTATACTTAAGAGCCTTAAGACACTTTACTATTTACTTTAAGTTATAAACTAAAGAACTACTTAATGGTTCATAAGGACTATAAAGTAGTTCTTTAATTATTATCAAAGTATATTCTTTTGCTCTCTTAGGTATATTATACCATTGTGCTCAAAGTGTGTCAAGCTCTTATTCAACTTTATTTTCTATATCCTCGTGATACTCTTCTAGCTCTACCTCTATTAGCTTGTGCATCCAGTATGGTACACGTTCGTAGGTCTTGTGGCCTGTGTCATCCGTGGCTACATGATAAGCATAGAAGTCAGCTATGTCAACCTCACCAGCACTATTGAGACTCCAGCTAACCTCTACCTCAAGCACTACAGTGTCGTAGGTGCCTACTTGTAAGTCTACGTTAATCGTTGATTCTGCCATGTTCCTTGCTCCCTCTATAGTGTGCTCTAGCTACTCACGTAGCCAAGGGCTATCACCTTTAGTTTCATTAATGTCTAGATCACTTGCATCTATAGAGTAATTATACTCTCCCTCTCTAGCGCTTGTCAAGCACTTGTTGCATAGATCTGTGAATTCTCCAGTCTCGCTATCCTTCCTGCTAAGCTCATAGTCGCTTAGGATTGTATTGCATGCTTTGCATCTCATGGTGTTACCTCGCTCTTGTCTTGGGTTTAGTTATTTAGTTAGTAGCACTATAAGCACTGCTATGCTTGCGCCTGCTAAGGCCACTAGGCTCATTACTGCTGCTGTATACACTGCTAGTAAGCCTAGAAGATATAAAGCGTCATAAACATAATTCATTGTGTTACCTCTCTTTACTTAAGTTGCTTCGGTAGTGCTTTAGTAGTGCTTAGGCTGCTCATGCTATAAAGCAAATAGGCTCCATTCCTCATATGTAAAATAGTCCAAAGGATAGCCGTAGGCTTGCCCTCGGTACACAATAGGCGTGAAGGTGTGTAATAGAGTGCCTAGGGCCTCTTCATTACCTGCTAGTACCTTACCCTTGCTTATTAAGTCGCCCAGCACAAGCGCTAAGGCTCGCTTAGAAGCTCCCGTGGCTTGCTGAATATCCTCAATAGTGATATAAGGCTCGCTATAGTTTAGGTCAAGCAGCACGTTAAATAGGTCTCTTTGCTCTTGTGTGTACTTGTGTTGTGTGCTCATAGCTCATGCTCCCGTGTTGTGTGCTTAGCTAGCAAGGTAAGCCAATCGTTTAATGCTCTGTTAGCTTCAGATTTAGCGTGTGCCAGTACTTCATGATCTAGTGGTGTACTGGTATCACTTACTTGCATAATAGCCTCTAGGCGCTTGTAGTGCTTGTCTAGAGTTATGCTTATGTGGTGTAGTCTATCTAGCTCTTGCTCTTGTGTACTCATAGTGAACCCTCAAATATAACTTTAATAATTAAGATAAAGCTCAAGGCCCCAATAAGGCTGCCTAAGCAACTAACAGATAACCCTATAGTCTTGTGATGCTTTTGGTCAATCGTTACCTGTAGGCTTGTTTTGATGCCTTGGCGTCCATAGTTCTTTAGGTCGTGCTTGCTCATGGCTTAGCCCTCGCGCAGTAGTGTTAATTCAGCCATAGTTAAGGCTTGCGATACTTGGTATACCTCTAAGCCGTGTAAAGGCCATTCATAGTTACCATTATATCCCTTAGCTCTGAGCTTACGAACAAGATCAGCCTTGCTATCACAATATGACACATCTTGTGCATCATAGGAGTTATCTTCAATTATGATATAGCTACTCATAGTTTAACCTCAGCTTGCCATTGTGCGCGCCTGTCTAGGCTTGCTTGCCTTTTGTATGAAGGGGGCATTGAGCCATTAAAGGCCTTGAGTTGTGCAAAGGAACTATCCAGCGTGCGCTTAGCAGTCCTGTATGGCTCACTAGTACGCATTGCGTCCGACACTAGGCCCGTGGTGCCTCGGTGGTCTTTGGATAGCTCTTTGAGAGCCTCGGAATCTAGTGTATAACGCAAGTCTAGTGCTTTGCTCTGTAGTAGGTATTCAGCATAGGTTATCATATTAGTTCACCATCAATCATAGCCTGACCACCTTCAATACTGGCATTGACACCTAAAGCACGTAAACGGCTTCTAGTGGTTACTGTAGGCCATTCTCGGAATGTATCTAGTCTAGGTTTAACAACAGCATCCATAGGGCCATATGTGGCTATTATGTTACCATGTAAACGTATACAGCTAGTGTACGTATACTCATTATATTGAACCGCTGTACTACCCTTAAACCAATTAGCCTTCGTGTGTACCGCAGTAATCATGCTACTTTCAATCTTACGCATTATAGTATTCCTTATATTAACTTATATTAAAACTGTTGTATGACCAAACCACCATTAGCAAGCTCTATTACCTGTGTGTGGTCGTGTAGATCTTCCAATGATTCAATGTCCCAGTAGTCCTGTACTACATCATAGAGGCTATCATACTCTACAAACTCACAGCATATAGCAATGACATCCAGCTCCATTGGTTCACCTACGTCCTCGCTATATTGTTCTAAGTAATCATACAGAGCGCCTAATGCTTCATAGCTAAACTGGTCGCCTCTGTTGTATGCGTGAAACTCATCACGGAATTGGCTTGCATTATCTATCGTTTGAACTATCATGTGCTTTGCTCCATTGTGTGCTTGTTGTGCTTATTGATTTGCTCTAGAGCCCTAGTATATCCAAGGCTCTATGGTAAGTCAATAGCTTTATGCTTGTGTGAAGTGTGAAGCACTAATGCGACACAAGTAGCTGTTGTTGCCATTCATAGCCCTAAACACTAAGGCTCCATCTTCAGTAGCCTCATACCCTGAGTGAGTCTTGACTACCTTGAACATATCGCCATGTGAGCGTAGGTCCTTGAGTAATGCTTGCACTGTGCGCTTAGGTAGTATGCGGCTAATGTATCGTAGTTCTGTGTAGTGTGTGCTCATGATTCTATTGCTCCGTTTGCTTGTGTTTAGTAACCTAACCAAGCTAATACTTCACTAGCTTCATAGGTGTCATGCTTGCCCATGTCCGCAAAGAATTCCTCTTGTGCCCAGTCGCCAATGAGGTTATGTGACACAAGCTCTGCTAATGCTCGCTCTTGTGTGATTGTGATGCCTTGTGCTGATTCTGAGTATGTGCTCATTGTGTTACCTCGGTGTGTGTTGTTTGCTTCTTGAGTGAGACCATAATAGCACAACTACAACAGATGTATACCCGTGACTGACTAGTCATAAACATAAGATAACTTGACAAGTCATAGGCAAGCATGATACTCGCATGTGCGCGCATAATAGAAAGGTGCTCCATTTACACGCTTGTGTGTCTAATGTCAAGCATGTGACTATCCAATGATCAATAGTCACGTTAGTTTACTTGTGCTTGCTTGTGTGCTAGTGGCTCTAGTGTAGCTATAGTAGCTATAGGCTCCCACCTCGGCACACACTTGCAGCCCTATGTCAACCCCGTGACTATAGCGCCTCATGTAGTCACAAGTTGACTGATGGATACCTAGGCACCACAAGGGTTGACACAAGGGCCTGTGTGTGCTAGGGATTCGCATGGGGACGGGGCCGTGGAGCTTCTTCGGTAAACTAGAGGCTCCCTCTGGCACATAAAATAAGGTAATATTGGATTCTACTGACCACAGAAGACACTATTGTTAAGTCACTTAAGTAAAACAAAAGAAAACTGGAGTAAACACTTGACACAGCTGTAAAGTAGAGCAATGTGAGACACAAGGGTAAAGGAGTCTATAGTGTACTTAGGTGTACAATAGACTCTATTGTTGTTCTTTATGTTTTATTTAGTCAATACTGTAGAATATGCTTGACTTTTAGCTCTAAATATGTTATAATACTACTATAGTATGCTTTAGAAGCTTTAAGAGATTCTTTAATAATTCCTTTAATGTATATTCTTAAAGAGCCTAAAGACACAACGGACACTTAAGTACTCTTAAGACACTTAAGGCCATAGCTGTATCTGTTATGTCAGATTGTCATATAAGTTATTGTTTGGTCACAATAAAGTAAACCCTAGCAATCTCAACTCAGAGGTAAATTGCATGTCAACCCAAGACACCCTAGTCACCAAAGCACCCAAGCGTAAAGGTAGGCCACCTAAGACTAAGAAGCCTAAAGGTATCATAGGCAGACCTAAAGGCACCGCAGCAGTCATTAATGAATATAGAGATAGGATGCTAGCGTCACCTAAGTCAGCCAAGGTGCTTGATGCTATCTTCAGTGCTGCCTTAGACAATGAGCACAAGCATCAAGCAAGTGCATGGAAATTGGTCATAGATCGTATAGCACCCACGTCTGCATTTGAACAAGAGATTATCAAAGGTGGTGGCAAGAGTAGCATACAGATCAACATCACTGGTGTAGGTGCTGCGGCAGTCTCTTCTGCTGAGGATGACATAAGTGATGCGGAGTACACTGTAGTATGAGTGACCTAACGATTAATCTACTTGAGTGGCAAAAGACAGTATGGGCAGATCAGACCAGATTCAAAGTAGTAGCTGCAGGTAGACGTTGTGGTAAGTCACGCTTAGCTGCTTGGCTATTGATTGTCAACGCACTACAGGCCACACTACCCAACTCCCATGTATTCTATGTCGCACCCACCCAAGGTCAGGCTAGAGACATCCTATGGAAGCTGTTGCTAGAGCTAGGTGCTCCAGTCATCTCAGCTGCCCACATCAACAATATGCAAATCACATTGGTCAATGGTGCTACTATTAGCTTGAAAGGTGCCGACCGTCCAGATACTATGCGAGGTGTGTCCTTACGCTTCTTGGTTATGGATGAGTATGGCGACATGAAACCTGAGGTATTTGAGGAGATCCTACGTCCAGCCTTAGCTGACCAAAAGGGTGGCTGCTTATTCATTGGCACACCTAAGGGTCGCAACCATTTCTATGATTTATACAAGTATGCTGAGCTCACTGATGATGATCCATCCTTTGCCTCTTGGCACTTCACTAGCTACGATAATGAAACATTAGATGATGAAGAGATCAATAGTGCTAAGAAGAGTATGTCTACCCATGCTTTCCAACAGGAGTTTATGGCTAGCTTCAAGAACCAAGGCTCTGAGATGTTCAAAGAGGAATGGCTTAACTTCGGCACTAAGCCAGATGGTGATGGAGACTATTACATAGCCATTGACTTAGCTGGTTTCCAAGATGTGTCTAAAGCCAAAGGCAACACTAGTCGCTTAGACCAATCAGCTATATCCATAGTCTACGTTAATGAGGAAGGTTGGTTCGTTGAGGACATAATCTATGGACGTTGGACTCTTGATGAGACTGCTAATAAGATATTTGATGTAGTCAAACTCTACAAGCCACTCTCCATTGGTATAGAGAAGGGCATCTCTAAGCAAGCTGTTATGTCACCTCTAATGGATCGTATGAAGCGCTTAAACACTTACTTTCGTGTCGAGGAGCTCACCCATGGTAACCAGAAGAAGACTGATAGAATCATGTGGGCCCTACAGGGTCGATTCGAGCATGGTCGCATAACCTTGAACAAGAAGAAGAAGGAGTGGCATAGTGTCTTCCTAGATCAGTTGTTCCAGTTTCCAGATCCTTTGACCCATGACGACCTTATAGACTCATTAGCTTACATAGATCAGTTAGCTAAGACTACTTATGCTGGTAACTTCCAAGAATGGGATGACCACGAAATACTAGACTCAATTTCAGGATATTAACCTATGAAGGAATGTAATAAGTGTGGTGAGTCTAAAGAGCTTACTAAGTTTGCTTATAGGAAGTCACGGGATACTTATGAAGGTTCCTGTAAAGGCTGTAAAAACAAAGTACATCTTGAGTGGAAGAATAAACCCGAGAACAAGCAGAGGGTTAAAAACCAGACGCGTGATTGTAATCTGCGTATCAATTACGGAATAACTTTAGAAGAGTATACCGTGATGTATACCACACAAGAAGGTTGTTGTGATATATGTGGCGTCGCAGAGAGACACGCAGCAAGGGCACGCTTAGTTGTAGACCATGACCACGATACGGGTGCTGTACGTGCATTACTATGTGGCGGGTGTAATGCAGGACTTGGGCAATTTAAAGAGAATCCTGAAGCGCTTCTAAAAGCTATAACCTACTTAAAGAGATTTCAATAATGAAGATGCACCACGAAGATAATAATGAAAGTACAGAACCTTTGATCATTGAGCAATCTCTAGAGTCATGGGTCATGTCCAAAGTAAACGATTGGGGCGACTATTACGAAACCAATTATGCTCGTAAGCATGAAGAGTACTATAGGCTCTGGCGTGGCATTTGGGCTGCAAGTGACAAGACTAGAGCAGCTGAGCGCTCCCAGATCATTGCACCAGCACTACAGCAGGCCGTAGAGTCCAACGTAGCTGAAATAGAAGAGGCTACCTTCGGGCGTGGTACTTACTTTGACATTAAGGATAACATGGGAGACTCTGAGACTGAGGACATTATGTTCTTGCGTAAGAAGCTCCATGAGGACTTCAACAAAGCTAAGATTCGTAGGGACGTGTCTGAATGCCTAATCAACTCAGCTGTCTATGGCAACGGTATCGGAGAGATAGTACTCGAAGAGATCAATGAGATGAAGCCTGCTACTGAACAAGTAATGGGTGGAGCTATGGAAGCTGTTGGTGTCAACATATCCAAGCGCACTGTAGTTCGTCTACGCCCTGTGCTGCCACAGAACTTCCGTATTGACCCAGTAGCTACTAACGTAGAGGAAGCCTTAGGCTGTGCCATTGATGAGTTTGTTGGTACACATTTGGTAGAGCAGTTGCAAGAGCAAGGTATCTATAAGGATGTTTACATTGGTAACGCCTCTGAAGACTTCAACCTAGAGCCAGACTCAGACCTTACTGTTGTCCAAGATGATAAGACTAGGCTTACTAAGTATTATGGTCTTGTCCCACGTCACCTGCTAGAGCAAGAGCTAGACTATGAGCTGGATGATGAAGACACACAAAGCTATTACATTGAAGCTGTAGTCATCATTGCTAACGAAGGTCACTTGCTTAAGGCAGAGCCTAGCCCATACATGATGAAGGATCGTCCAGTGGTTGCATTCCCTTGGGATGTTGTCCCTAGTCGCTTCTGGGGTCGAGGCGTATGTGAGAAGGGCTACAATTCACAAAAGGCACTAGACGCAGAGCTACGTGCACGTATAGACGCACTAGCGCTTACAGTACACCCTATGCTTGCCATGGACGCTACACGCATCCCTCGTGGCACTAAGCCAGAGATTCGTGCTGGCAAGCTATTATTAACGAATGGTGACCCTCGTGAGATTATCAACCCATTCAACTTTGGTAACGTAAGCCAGATAACATTTGCTCAGGCCGCTGCACTACAATCTATGGTTCAGCAGAGTACAGGTGCTGTAGATTCTTCTGGTGTTGGTGGACAAATAAACGGAGAAGCTACTGCTGCAGGCATTTCGATGTCTCTAGGCGCTATAATCAAGCGACATAAGCGCACCTTGATTAACTTCCAAGAGTCATTCTTGATACCTTTTGTATCTAAGGCTGCTTGGCGTTATATGCAGTACGAGCCTGAGCTCTATCCAGTGTCAGACTACAACTTCAATGCTACGTCTACGTTAGGCATAGTAGCTAGAGAGTATGAAGTCAGCCAGCTGGTGCAGTTGCTACAGACAATGGGCAAGGATACACCTTACTACCCTATCATGCTTAAGTCTATTGTAGACAATATGAATGTAAGCAATAGAGAAGAACTCATAGGACTCATAGATAAGGCTGCAGAACCTTCCCCAGAGGCTCAACAGGCTCAGGAAGAGACTAGACAGGCTGAGCTGGCGTTCCAAGCATCACAAACTGCTGCACTATCTGCTCAAGCTGCTGAATCTGAAGCACGAGCACAGAAGCTAGCCATAGAAGCACAAGCAATACCTGCTGAAATGGAGATAGAGCGTATCAAAGCTATCACAACTAACCTAAAAGATGGTGAGAGTGACGACAGGGAGTTTGAACGTAGACTTAAAGTAGCTGATCGGATGCTTAAAGAGAAGCAGATGGACATGCAATTTCACATGAAACAAGGAGCACAAGGCAATGGTATCACAGAGAGACCTCCAGCAGGTAGTGGAGCAGATCAACAGCAGTTACAGCAGGCTTTTGCAGCAGATAACAGCGCTAGAGGCGCAGGTGGCAGCATTAGAGTCGCCTAGCACACTTCCTGCCAAAAGTAAAGAAAAACCTTGACATTATAGCAAATATGTGTTATAATAGAGGGAATAATCAAAGATACTTTAACTAAAGGTAATATCTTAATGACAGACCAAGAACTAGAGTCATACTTTAGAGATGTAAACGAGCTACTACGCACCAAAGGTTGGCAGACACTACTTGCTGACCTACGCATAGACGCAATGAACATCAATTCAGTAGAGAGCACCAAAGACGTCAATGAACTCTTCTTTCGTAAGGGCCAACTGAACATCATAGGTGCTATACTCAACTTAGAAGAGACTACGCGTGTAGGCCAAGAGGAATCTCAACGTACTGAAGATCCTATTGAAGCTGAATACGCTGATGTATAAGTTCTTCGACTACAAATGTGCCTCAGGGCACGTTAATGAATACATGGTTAAAGGCTCACCCAACTCAATGCTATGCAAAGAGTGTCACGGGCTTGCAACCAGACAACTTTCCTCTCCACGGTCTATGTTAGATCCCTTCTCTGGCGACTTCGCTGGTGCCACTATCAAGTGGGCTAAGGATCATGAGCGTGGTAGAGCAAAAGCAGAGAAAGCTAACCCTGAACACTAGGAGCTTTCATTTTTAATCTTTCTCCATAATACTAAGGTACGGAGTTTAATATGGCAGCAGTTATCCTCGAGAATGAGGAATTTAATGAGCGTTTTGATACTATAGATGATATGGCTACAGATTCACAAGTAGCACAGGAAGCCCCACAGGCTAACCCTGAGCCAGCTAAAGAACCTGAAGCAGTCCCTAGCAAGTACAACGGTAAGACACTTGAAGATGTAGTTAGGATGCACCAAGAGGCTGAGAAGCTCCTAGGTCGTCAAAGCTCTGAAGTAGGTGACTTACGCAATGTAGTCGACAGTTACATCAACACACAACTCAAGTCACAGGAGCCTCAGGCTACCAGTGACACAGATGAAGATATAGATTTCTATTCTGATCCTGAAAAGGCTATCAGTCGAGCAATTGAGAATCATCCATCCGTTAAGGCAGCAGAAGAGTCAACGAGAGCTTACAAAAAGCAAACCTCTATGGCAATCCTTCAGCAAGACCATCCAGACATCCCACAGATCGTTAATGATCCTAAGTTTGCTGAGTGGATTCAAGCCTCTAACATCAGGACTCGAATGTTTGTACAGGCAGACCAACACTTTGATACGGAAGCAGCACACGAGCTATTCAGTTTATGGAAAGACCGTAGTGGCGCTATCAATCAAACACTTCAGGCAGAGAAAGAAGGAAGACAGAAAGCTGTCAAGGAAGGGTCTAATGGCTACACTCGTGGCAATCCAGACTCAAGTTCTTCCAAGAAAATCTATAGACGAGCTGATATTATTAAACTAATGAAAACTGATCCAGATCGCTATTTAGCACTCTCAGATGATATTCAACTAGCGTACGCTGAGAAACGGGTCAAATAACCTTACTATAGAGAGAAATTAAAAATGGCTACTTCAGTATATCCCGCCACGGGCGGTATGGTAGATAACACTTCCGCAGCAACTTTCATCCCCGAAATTTGGTCTGACGAAGTAATTGCAGCGTATGAGAAGTCTCTTGTACTTGCTCCACTAACTAAGAAAATTGCAATGCAAGGTAAGAAAGGCGATACTATTCATATCCCTAAGCCTACCCGTGGCGTTGCTTCTGCTAAGGCAGAGAACACAGCCGTAACTATCCAAAATGCTACTGAGTCAGAAGTATTAGTTACAATCAACAAGCACTTTGAATACTCACGTATGATCGAAGATATTACTAACGTACAAGCACTTGCTTCACTACGTCAGTTCTATACTGGTGATGCTGGCTATGCCCTAGGCAAGCAAGTGGACGATGATATGTTCACACTAGGCAAGAAGTTTGGTGATGGTGACGGTTCTGACTGGTACACCTCTGCTTCCTTCTACAACACTGCCGCTGGTGTAACTACTGCATACGCTGCTGACACTGTTGTGCCTGCTGACGTATTTGCTGATAGCTTCCTACGTGACATGGTTCAGAAGCTTGATGATGCAGACGCACCAATGGACGGACGCTTCCTAGTGATTCCACCTGCACTACGTAATGCTATCATGGGTATTGATCGTTATGTATCTAGTGACTTCGTTAATGGTCAAGGTGTTGTCAACGGTAAGATCGGTGAGTTGTATGGTATTGACATCTATGTGTCAACTAACTGTCCTACTCTTGAGACTGCTACTGAGAACGCTGCTACCGCTGGTGGTATCATTCGTGGTGCATTGCTTGGTCATAAGGACACTATGGTTCTTGCTGAGCAACAGGGCATCCGCTCTCAAACACAGTACAAGCAAGAGTTCTTAGGAACCTTGTACACTGCAGACCGTTTGTACGGTACTCAGGTATTGCGTCCAGAGACTGGTTTCATCATGGCAGTTAACGGTTAGTCTTAAATAACCACTAATGGGAGTCTCAAGTACTTAAAGAACACTTGAGGCTCCTTTTTTTTTACATTCAATTCCTTTAACTAATAGTGGTAACTACCAATGGCTATATTCCGTGGAACAGGCGGCTCAGGGGATTCAACCCAAGACGCCACTCTAAATGAAGTAACACAACAGGCAACCAATGCCTCCAATTCAGCTACAGCAGCAGCAGCTTCAGCGACCACCGCTGGCTCCTCAGAATCTGCAGTAGCAACCTCAGCAACTAACGCAGCGACAAGCGCAACAAACGCAGCTACCTCAGAAGACAATGCTTTAACAAGTAAGAATGCAGCAGCGACATCAGCAACCAGTGCAGCTACATCAGCCACTGACTCTGCTAACTCAGCAAGCACAGCAAGCACTAAAGCATCCGAAGCAAGCACAAGTGCAGCAGCAGCAGCAACAGACCTAGTAGCTACAAACCAAGATACCCTAGACACAGCGGCTGATCTAGTGCTCACTAACGCGGACGTGGTACTTACCAACGCAGACGTAGTGCTTACCCATGCGGACGTAGTGCTCACTGTAGCGGACGTTGTGCTTACCCACGCTGATGTTGTGCTAGCAGAAGCTGACAAGGTACAGACAGGATTAGACCGCGTAGCTACAGCAGCGGACGTAGTTAGCACAGCAGCAGACGTAACTACCACAGGCAACAGTGTAACAGCAGCAGCTAACTCAGCAGCCTCCGCAGCAGCAGCACTGGACTCATTTGACGATAGATACTTAGGTGCTAAATCATCAGCTCCTTCTACAGACAACGATGGTGCAGCCTTAGTTGAAGGTGCTCTATACTTTGACTCTGGCTCCAACGGCATGAAGGTTTACGATGGTGCAACGTGGATAGCTGCTAGTTCTGCTGGCACAGCGTCAATGCTAACCTATCGCTACATTGCTACTAGCGCACAGACAACCTTCTCAGGCTCTGATGCTAACTCAGCTACACTCTCGTACACTGTATCAAACATTATTGTATTACTCAATGGCATAGCTCTAGACTCTAGTGACTTCACCGCTACTAGTGGTACTTCTATTGTACTAGGCACTGGTGCAACCACTAGTGATGAATTGGTAGTTGTAGCGTTCAAGAGCTTTACAGTTGCGGATCACTATACTAAGACAGCAGCAGATGCTAGGTTTGAGCCAATCGATAGTGCGTACACTAAGTCGGAAGGTGATGCACGTTACGAACCTATAGACTCTGCATACACCAAAGCGGAAGCTGACAGTCTACTGAATGCTAAAGAGACAGTGGTTAATGTAGCTCTTAAAGCTCCTTTGGCTAGTCCTAGTTTCACTGGTGGCATAGACGTAACTGGTACTTCTACGCTGGCTGCGGTTACGGCTTCTACTGTTACATCTACGGGTGGTAAATTTGCTACCACTGGCACAACTGAACTAACGCTAGAATCTGCGAGTAATATGTTCTTCCACAGACCAACTGGCAATGGATACTATTGGAGAGATAATGCTGCTGGCTCGTATGTGGAACGTATGCGTCTCATCTCCACAGGACTAGCAGTAACAGGTGACGTAACATCATCAGGCAACCTAGTCATAGGCACATCAGGCAAAGGCATAGACTTCTCTGCTGCTGTTAATAGTGGAACTGGGTCAGTTTCTTCAAATATACTAGATGATTATGAAGAGGGTACTTGGACTCCTATATTAAGTGACTCAGGTAGTGGAGGAAACGTAGCTACTTATACAAGTCGTGATGGTGTCTACGTTAAGATAGGTAATTTAGTTCATTTTAGATTCGTTTTTGATATTAACTCATTATCAGGAATGACGACTGGTAATAATGCCAATATTCAGGGTCTTCCTTTTACTGTAGGGGCTATTACGGGCGGGTGGTATAGCCCTAATTCAATCGTATTGTCTGGAGCTACCTTCACAGGGTATGCAACTTTCCACACACAGCGGTGGAGTTCTTATGGATATATACGAGCTAGTGCATCAGGTGTAGTAGGCTCTAATATATCAGTTGGAAATATAGGTACAGGATATATAAATGTAAATGGAACATACCAAGTAGATTAACTACTGCTAGTGGACTCTAGCAACAGACCTTAACAAACACAGGAATAAATAACATGGCACTAACTAAAGAAATAATCGTAGACAAGATCGAAGTCTTAGAAAACGGCACAGTACAAGTACGCACAGCTACACGAGTATTAGAAGACGGTGTAGCACTATCCTCATCCTTCCATCGTCATGTCTGTGCACCAGACTGCGACAGTACACACGAGGACGCTAAGGTACACGCAATCTGCCAAGCGGTGCATACGCCTACTGTAGTGTCAGCTTACTTAGCGGCTCAAGAGGCAGCAGCCTCAGCTATGGAGGGATAGACTCATGAGTAACGCAAGAAACAAAGCAAAGGTTGAGATTAGTACACCCACAGCAGGCACAAGCAACCTAATCACTGGTGCTAACACTGGTAACTCTATTATCTCAGGTGGTAACTACAACACACTAGTCGGTGATGAAGCTGGAACTGCCGTTACCACAGGTGACTCCAACGTAGCTATTGGTCATGCAGCTCTAGAGGCTGCCACCGAAGCATCAGAGAACGTAGCTGTTGGTAAGAGTGCTCTGGCAACCAATACAACAGGATTTAGTAATACATCTGTAGGTAGTAGCTCATTAACCACTAACCTTGATGGTAACTATAACTCTGCTTTGGGCTGGAAAGCTTTAGATGCTAACAGTTCAGGTAGTGAGAACACTGCGGTAGGTTCAAATGCTTTAGGGGTGAACACCATTGCTGGTCAGAATACCGCAGTAGGTGGCAACACTCTCTACAACAACACTGAGGGTGCTCAGAACACTGCTGTAGGTTATCGGTCTTCATTCACCAACATTGATGGAGGTAACAACACTTCCCTTGGCTACTACTCTTTACATGCTAATACCACAGGCGCTAGTAACACAGCACTAGGGCATCAAGCAGGCGACAACATCACTTCTGGTGATAACAACATCATCATAGGTGCTGGTATCGATGCTGATAGTGCCACTGCTGATAACCAGTTGAACATCGGTGGCTTCATTAAGGGCGCTAGTGGTGCAGTTACTTTAAACCACAGCACATCTGCCAAACTAGCCACAACATCCACAGGCATAGACGTAACTGGCACTGTAACGGCTGATGGTTTGGTTGTTGAGAATACAGCAGGAGCAACACTCAATGTGAATACAGGGTTATCTGGAACTACATCTAAACTGCTATTGCATGAAGGTAGTACAGCAAGCCCTGCAAATGGTGCAACTCTCCAGTATGATGGTGCAGCTAACTTATTCTCCATTGGAGTTGGTTCTTCGGTAGACACTAAGCGCCTAGCTATTGATAGAAATACAGGAGACATATCATTCTACGAAGACACAGGCACTACGCCAAAGTTCTTCTGGGATGCTTCGGCTGAGAGCTTGGGTATTGGTAGGACTAACCCAGCATCCCCTGTATCAGTTGCAGCAGATAATACTGGGCCTACTGGTGTAGGTTACTCTGGGTATGGGGGAACTAACACTCATATATATTCAATGGGCAGGGATAATAGTAATGGCTTAGGTTTAAGTGCCTACGGAACAATAACCTTCCACCCTAACTCTACTACAGGGTTTATGTCAGGCAACGAAGCCATGAGAATTGACTCATCTGGCACAGTAACCATGCCTTATCAACCTGCTTTCCAAGCTAAACCTTCTTCAGACCAAAATAATATTGCCACTGATACCGCAGTTACTATAGCCTTCGGTACAGAAGTATTTGATGTAGGTTCTAACTTTGCAAGTAACATTTTTACTGCCCCAGTGACAGGGAAATACCAATTGCAAGTTTTACTGCGGCTTCAAAACGTAGACAGTGCTGCATATTATTATCTATCCTATATCAATACATCAAATGGGGCTTATGAAATTATATTTGACCCAGACTTTGGGCAAGATGCATCTTATTTTGCTGTTTCTGGCAGTGTGCTAGCAGACATGGATGCAGGTGACACTGCAATTGTTCAGATATACCAAGGTGGAGGGACTCCACAGACGGATGTTCACACTCAGTCATTCTTCTCAGGCTACTTAGCTTGTTAACCAACGGGCGAAATAACCCATCATAAAAGAGAGAAATACTAATGGCAACATTAACACTAACAGTAGAAGTAACCGACACAGAGCAAGCAATCTTACTTAATGACTTACTAAGTATTAACGATTGGCTTCAAGGCGCTATGGACGGCAAGAAGAATAATTGCTGGAAGCGTATGCAACAGGAGTGGACAACAAAGCTAATGAATGACGATAGCTTTACCGACTCCATCCCATCTAACCAAGCAGACTTCGTGGCGCTTATTACAGCTAGAGCGGATTACCTTAGCCGCCCTGATCGTGACGCAGTAGCAGCAGCAGCGCCAGAGTAATGAATAAGGCGCTATGGCTTGTCGTGTTGTTGCCAGTAATAGCTATGGCTGAACCTATCGTGACGGACTCTACGACTAAAAGTACAGTTCACACGACAGGCTCGGTCACAACAACGCTCAAGTCGCCTCCACCTTCTGCCATATCACCTTCGTTAGGAGGTAGTAACTCAGACTCATGTACGGTTGGTGTAGCAGGGGCAGTACAGACACAGATCTTAGGTATCTCTGCAGGTACTACAACTCGTGACCTCAACTGTGAACGATTGAAGAATGCTAAGACCTTGTACGATATGGGCATGAAGGTAGCAGCAGTATCGGTGTTATGCCAAGACCTACGTGTCTTTGATGCTATGATTATGGCTGGAACACCTTGCCCATATAATGGAATCATAGGCACT